TTTCAATAGGATCTTCGTCTAATGGACAATACCCTATCATATACTATATTTTACAAATTAATTTCGACCGATTTTTTCTTTCGACCACGTTTAGCTTTGGTCTGAGTAACTTTAACTTCACGCAATTCTCCTTCACCCCCTTCAACATCACCTAATATTGGTGCCTCGGCGATATCAGAAATATCATCATCTTCGTCGTCGTCTACGATAATTGGTTCCTGTGCTGGAATACTTGTTGTGTTCATGGGTGGTGTTGGTGGCATCATAATGTTACCCATGAGACTGGAAATATCAAACCCAGGACCTTGCATTTCGTGTTTACCATCACTCGAAGGTTCTGAACCTTGTTGTGATTTTGGTACTGTATTTTGTACCGCAGACATCATGTTTTGAACCAATCCAGGGTTCTGTTTAATCACGTCGTTCATGTTTGGCATGACCGATTTAAACATACTATTCGTCAAATGGAACATCATCGCTGAGCCTCCAAGCATCATAATCAATTTGATTTCTGGGGCAACGTGCATTTTAGATCTATATTTCACGTATAATTCTTCGAATACTTCATCGTAATCGTCGACGTTTTCCATGACGTTTTCAGACCACCCGTCAAGTTGGATCTCGAATGGGTTATACTTCTTATTCATAAACTCAAGACCTGTCGTACACGCAATAAGCATACGTCTCGAAAACTTAATTGATTTGTCTACATCTATACTATATGTTATTCGTTTTACCTCGTTTCTAAGTTCGTCTATAGGGGAATAAGCATTCAAACGCTTGTTCACAGTAAACCCCTTTTTTTCCAATCGTCCAAGTTTGTTCACGAGATCCGCTTTCTCTTCGTCAACCGTCTTAAAACCTGGTGATGGTTTTTCTTCCTCTTCTTCCATCATATACCCACCCTCTCCACCGCCGTACTCCATCTCAGGTTCATCGTCATATTCGTGATAATCAAGTGGTGCTTCTGGTGGAGGTACAGATGGTTGTGCTTGTTTATTTGGGTTAGCAAACGAATCAATATCTTCCTGAAAAACTTGTGGTTTTGGCGCTGTAAACTGTGTTTTCATTTGAGAAATTTGTTTTTTCACAGGCTGACGTCGAGGAACATCAATTTCAATTTCGTTCATCAGGGCCTGTTCATTATCATCAAGTTTCATGACATTCGTATTTTTACGATCAAGAATAATTTCACCGTCCATTACTATTACTCTTTATATTGAAACTATTCTAATCTCTTTAACGCACTTTATAAAAAATGTTGTTTCAATATAAATGAAACTTAACGCCACCAACAAAAACACGATCAAAGCTATCGTCATTATCATCGCAGTATTGTGTGTTCTCACAATGTTCCGTACCAGCGGATACCAGGGTAAAGATGTTGAAATCGAAACCGTCAATACGGGTTCGCTCTTCGATATCCCATCGACTCAAGAATGTTTGGGTGATGCATACTATTCCGACAGTAAAGGTGGTGTATGCGACGGCCAAAAACTTGTTCGAGAACAAGCGGGGTATAAGATGAAGTAAAATCTCCAGTATATATAAATGGCTTTAGTGACTAGTCAATCCACTTTACCCGATTTCGAATATGAACACCATACCGTCATTCTTGATAACTTGGATCATGGTCCAGATAACACAGAATTTACACTTCATTTACCAAAACCCCTAGAAAATGTTGTACAGGTACAATTACTTGCTGCGAGTATTAACACAAGTGGTGATGCCCAAAGATGTATACATATCGGTATAGAACAACTTAAAACGAATTTTTCACAACGTGGAAAAAAAGACCTCGAAGACGCTGATGATAATCACCTTAACGGTGTTTTTGGTACGATTATATGTGAACACACACTACATGCCGCAAGTGATGCACAAAAAGCGGTATTCTTCAGAAACGAGTACCCAATTATTCAACAATATTATAACCCAATTCGTAAACTCGATAGGTTAACTTTTAATTTAGATAAACAAGATGGTACCACAGCCGCATGTGGAGATGTAATTTTTATTTTTAAATTTGTGTGTAAGAGAAGAAACGTATCCTATTAATTATTTCAGGGCGTCGTGCACTTGTATTTTTAACCTTTTCTTATTATAAATGTCATCTGGTATTGTTCAACTTATAGCAATTGGTGCTCAAGACGAACACATTATGGGCGAACCAGAAATATCTTTTTTTACGTCAACGTTTAAACGACATTCTAACTTTTCACAATCCGTTGAAAAACAAACTATTCAGGGAGATGTGAAAGCGAATTCTATGTCATCTATTCGTTTTGATCGAACAGGTGATATGTTAGGGTATACATATCTAACAATTGATAATAATACACAGGCGCTTGATATCCAGAGGTGGGATACACTCATAGATAAAGTTGAACTTCTTATCGGTGGACAAGTTATTGATACACAAGATGCTATTTTTACCGAAAAAATAGCAATCGATACGTTTGCAACAAACGTTTCAAAAAGTGCGAATGGTACACATCCAGGTGTAAGTGCTCGCTCTTATTTCTATCCATTTAGATTCTTCTTTTGTGAAGGTGCACAATGCGCTTTACCCATAGTGGCTTTACATTACCATAACGTCGAGTTACGTATACATTGGGGACCAAATGCGGGTAACTATAATTTTGAGTGTTATTCAAACTATTATTACCTCGATAACGAAGAACGTGGTAACCTTGTTTCGCGTAACCATAATTTAATTATTACACAGGTTCAAAAAAGTATTCCTTCAAATGAACTTTCACAGGAATTGACATTTAATCATCCGGTCAAGTATCTTGCATCTTCAGATACAACGACTGAAGGGGCATTAACGTCAACAACCAATAGAATAAAAGTTGAAATAAACGGTTTAGATATAGGTAATTTTAAATGGGCGAAACCACACTTTATAGACGTTATGAACTATTATCATACAAATTTTGTTACGTCCCCCGATTTTTTCTTATACTGTTTTTGCTTATCGACGAGTTCACTCCAGCCGACAGGAACGCTCAATTTTAGTCGATTAGATTCTGCAAAGATAGTCAGTCAATCTATGATCATTAGTGATCCTATATACGCAGTCAACTACAATATACTTCGTATCGAAAATGGTATGGCTGGTCTTATCTATGCAAATTAAAATACATACTTATATTAAATGGTTAAAAACTTACCGACCATCGAGCGGTCTACCAAAATCCGGTTTGGTAAACATGCTTCGGATAACCAGGCTGAAAACACCGTTGTTTTTAATGCTTCGGATTCTGTTATTAATGCAGTCAACGAGGGTTCCATATATATGGCACCACTCCGTGTTGCTGAATTAGCAGGTTCGAACCTCGTAGGTTATTCCGCAACGACAAAAGAAATTGTTGATTCGAGTGTTCCTACATCACTCTTAGGTGGTGTTACTTTGGATAGTGCAACTGTCCAAGGTAATATTGTTTCAAATGCTACACCACACTTTGCGAATACACTAACTGCGTTTACGACTGGTCACGGTTCAAATGTTGGTATTTCAAATACGTCTCCTACACATATGTTATCTGTCGGTGATAAGATTTTCATGTCCAATACAGGTACAGAATTCATAAAAGTTGAAGGTAATGTACGTGCCAATAGATTTTTTTCTGGTTCGAGTGTTCTTATAGATGGAAATTCGACAAACAAAATTCAAGTTTCGGGAACTATTAAGACGGGTGTACTTCGCGCAGATAATATAGGTATATCAAATAATTCACCCACACATGCATTAAGTTTAGGTAATGAAGGGCAACTTCGTTTGAATGTACCCACGGAATCTATATATGCACTCGAAACGGTCGGTAATGTTAGCGCACAAAACTATATAGGAGATGGTGGTCTTCTTTCAAATGTAACTTTACAAACTGTCACGGATAAAAGTAATGTTACATCAAATACAATCCACCTTACAAATCCAACAACGTCACTCAAGGCGTATAGTAATGTAATCGTCGATGGTACGTTAGATGTTGGTTCTAATTTATATGTAAATGATACTGCGGCAAATGTCTTAGATGTTACGGGTAATGTAAATGTATCAAATTATTTAAAAACAAATAAACTAGAAGTCACTTCATTAGAAGTTGACGCTGTTACCGCGGGGACGGTATCGAGTAATATTGTCGGTAATAATGTAAATGTAATTACAGTAACCGCTAATGTCATTGCCGATAACGTTGTTTCTACAAACATATCTTCAGTAACATTAAATTCAAATGTCATTGCCGATAACGTTTCTGCTACAACCATAACTGGTGATGGTTCGGCTATCACAGCACTGAACCCCTCTAATTTGAGCTCACAAGTTTTAATTGCCAAGGGTGGTACGGGTTTAACTGCAGTAGCACAAAACGAATTGTTGTTAGGTCCAGCGTCTGGAACTGCTTTGGATACACTTCCACCTTATAATGCAGATGCTACTAAAAAATTCCTTCGAAGTTCCGCGGCTGGAATAGCGTGGGACGATGTTTCTTCAACTTTGCAGACTATTACAGATGGGGGTGCAACGACTACTAATGAAATTTCATTTACTAATGGGGTAACATCTTTAACAGCTTCGGGTAACGTAGTTGCTACAGGTAACGTTACAGCTTCTACATTTAAAAGTACAACTCTGACTTCAGGTAAAATACCGTATGTGAATAATGACAATGAACTCATTGACGGTCCAATAGGTCATGATAGTACAACTAATAACACATTTGTGTCTTCAAACCTATACGTTACAGGTAATTTAACAGTACAAGGTACTACGACATTCCAAGACAGTAATATACACACTGTTAGTGACCCCATTATAGAAATAGGTAACGCAAATGCCATTGACACCATAGATATGGGTGTAATCATGACACGCCCGACCGCAAATGTAGTTTCGGGATACATGGGCGACGAGAAAAAATACGTTATCGCGTATACACTCAGTGACCCAGACGGTGCACATATCGTTCCTACGAACGCGACGTCGGATCAATTCATGACTTTGAGTGTTGAAGGTGGTAATGTTTTAGCGGGTAACGTTATCACAACAGGTCTCGTGGAAGCGGCAACACTTAAGGGTGATGGTTCGGCTATCACAGCACTGAACCCCTCTAATTTGAGCTCACAAGTTTTAATTGCCAAGGGTGGTACCGGTTTAACTTCAATTGCACAAAACGAACTGTTATTAGGTCCAGCATCTGGAACTGCGTTAGCTAAACTTTCGGCTTACACGGGTCCAACATCTATTACAGCTCCACCAAGTGGAATGTCAAGTACTACACAAACCATTGGTGGTATTCAATATACATCATCCGCTTCTACGACCGGGTCAGGTACGGCAACCAACAACGCTTTTGATCATGATAATACTACCATATGGCGATCTTCTGTCGAACCGGGTGAGTCTTATGCCAGTATTGATGGTTATTATGGTGGGTCTAACACCACTGGATCTTATTCTGGTGCATGGATACAGTTATATAGAGCAACTGCAATCGCACCCACATCTATTCAAATAATTGCATCGCAAACAACCTCCATCCCCGCACCAAGTGGATGGAAAGTATTTGGAAGTACCAACGGTTCATCTTGGACTGAAATACATAGCTCATCTACTGCAGTCACATGGAATAATGGAAATGGTCACACAGCG